GATATGAAGAAAAAGAAGATGGAAGTATTCGACCCCTTGACTGGTAAGTGGACTAAGGTAGAGATGACTGAGGACGAGATAGAGAGCTTTCAGGCTCTACACGAAGATGATGTGGACGTTTTGGAAGCTGAATACCAGATAATACAGCGTTCTATTGCAATGCACGTTGGTACTAAGCAGGATATTGAGAGTACGGATTAGAATACAAGTACTTGCGTACTCTTAAGAGTACTTTTACATGTAAAAGATATCTTCTACATGTAAAAGATAACATGTTACTTGTTATAAGTAAGGGAAAAATTAATTTGATAGTTATAGATAGGTTATTTCAGCACAAAAAGCAACGATTTAACATCTATACTAAAGAAGAAGCAGATGCTGACTCCAGTATGGGCTATTGTGACTGGAAAGATGCTAATGAAGGGGATTATGCAATAACAGATGATGATTATGTTATGAGATGCTTGTCTAGAAAGGATTATACCGATAAGAATGGAAACATCAAGACATTCGTTAAATTATCGGGTGGAGTTGGGTGGTGTAGTCCGTCTGCAAAAATAAATTTCAAATTAAACCATGCTTATAAGAAGTATACTAAGGTAAACCCAGCTAAGACATGGGATGAGTATGAAGTTAAGAGCACTAGGGGAACTAACACTATAAATACCTATGCTAACATGATGTTGAATGGTTCAGTAGACTTTGACACCCTAGGAAAGGTATATAGACCAGATAGTGAGATACCCAGAGCAACTGTACGAAGATTTCTAAAAAATAAAAGAGTTAAGATGATGGTAGAGAAGAAAGTAAAAGAGATATTGTCTGATAAGGCAATAAACAAAGAATTTGCTGTAGATAACATCGTAAAAGCATTAGATATGGCAGAACATAAGGGTGATGTGGGTAATTTTCTAAAAGCTAATGACCATATTATGGATTTACTGGAGATGAAGCCGAATAAGCTCATAACTACAGATACAGTAGAAATGATTGATACTAAAAAGATTCTAGACCAGATAACACAAGAAGAAGAGAAGAAACTGGTTCTAAAACGCAAAGAAGAAAAAGATGATACAGAGCGAATCTGATATATTCAACCAGAAACTAGAGCAGATGAAGGCTCAGATAGAGATAGCCGTCAGGTGTCTTCATGTTATAGCCATCATGACTGAGATAGATAATGCTCAGACAGCAGAAATGGCACTAAATGCACTTAGGGATATGGAGATAAGCGGACTCCTATATGACTTCTACGAAGATGAAGAGTAACAATCTTTCAGTTGCTCAGAAGAACTGTGCTAATTTCACATCAGGAGTGTGCTTAGGATGTATGATGACTTATCGTAATGGAGAACTCTCATATATGATTGATAGCAGACTTGCCAGTAAACCATGTGTAGTTGCCAGTAAGACCTGTATATACTTTGAAACAATAGTACTTCCAGCAGTAGTCTAGTGGATATAAGTTTTAAACAAGGATACAAACATCCTAAAGATAGAATCATATACGTTGATGGAGTAGCCATCAAGTTTGAAGACTTCGCTACGGATGTTGTCAATGCAGAGCGTAAATATGTTACAGCTAAGAACCGTCTACAACAATTAAGGCTCCTTCAGGCTATATTTCGTGGTAATGAAGATAATATATATCCACCAGAAGATGGGTACTTAGGTGGACAAATGATTGATAGATTTATTGCAGATTGGAGAAATGCCAGTAATGATGAACTTAAAAGTGAAATTCTTTTAAAATATAAGATTACTTCATGACTGCACAAGAAAATAACCTACTGAAGGCTAAATTAAAAGATAATATGATATTATTTGGACGTATCGTCAGTTCAAATATGTTTTCTGTAGCATCCCCTGATTTCCACTATAAAATAGCTGATGTTCTTATGAATGACGATAAGAAACAAGTGAACATTATCGCCCCTCGTGGACACGCAAAGTCATCTATAGTTGGGGGAATTTACCCGTTGTTCCATTTAATGAACCATGAGGGGAAGAAATTAATTATCTTAGTGTCTCGTACACAAGACCATGCCATAAAACTATTAGGCACTATTAAGGATATGCTAGATTACAGTCAACAATTAAGAGCTATCTATGGCTACTGGGGGCAGCACTCAGCAAAAACTTGGGCTAAGGCAGAGATAGAGCTCAAGGATGGCACTATGATTATCTGCAAAGGTACTGGTCAGCAGTTACGCGGTATCAAGGTTGGAAGTCAAAGACCTACACTCATTGTAGTAGATGACCCAGAAGACGAGAATAACACTAAAACAGCAGAAGCGATGGAACAGAATCTAAGATGGTTGCTCCAATCTGCAATTCCATCACTAGACCCTATACGTGGAAAGATAGCAGTTATCGGTACACCACAACACCAGAGGTGTCTAGTAGAAGTCTTAAAGGAAATGGACGGATGGACGAATATGCACTTCAGTCCAGACATGGATAAGGAGATAGCACTCTGGGAAGAGTGGCAACCTATAGAGAAATTAAAGCAGAAGAAGAAAGAATTAGAATCTATCGCACGTGTATCTGTGTTCTATAGAGAGTATCTATGCCAGATAGTGGGAGATGAAGACCAACTATTCAGCGAGAAGTATTTAAAATACCATAATTACGATTATAGCATAGACGATGATGGCAATCACTTCCTCAAGGACGGAGAGAATCAGATACCAGTTAATATTTTCATGGGCGTGGACCCTGCATCCTCAATACGCAAGACTGCTGACTATTCAGTTATTATGCCGATAGCAGTAGACAAAGATAATAATAGGTATATACTACCTTATTACCGCAAAAGAGCCACGCCCATGAAATTAGCTGAAAGTATTATACAATGGTTTAAAATGTATAAGCCATCAAAGGTGCGTATAGAATCAGTTGGCTATCAGGAGATGCTGAGGGAGTATCTAAGAACAAGATGTGATGAAGAAAAAATATTTATATCTGGATTAGAAATAAAAGAATCTCCACGTACTTCAAAATCATCTAGGCTTGAAACAATGGAGCCTTATTTTGCACAAGGTAAAATGTATATGAAGAAAGATATGCTAGAATTAAAAGATGAACTTCTACTATATCCTCGTGGTAAACATGATGATTTATTAGATGGTATGTTTTATGCTATGAAAAAATGTTATAGACCAAATCATACAGAAGAAGTAGAATTAGATAACACTAAAGAGCGATATGTCGCTAACACTAATAGCTGGAAAGTAGCTTAATGGAACTTTCTTAGCATTACTACGTATAAGCCACCAATGCGGTAGCACCGTAACATAAGTATACTCTAAACTTTATGCATAAAAAAACATCGGGTGTCCAACACACCCATGATTTACTCAGCGAGTATTCATCCGCTAGAGAAAGTTGGGCAAAACAAGCTGTAGAAGATAATGAGTTCAGGAATGGTAAGCAATGGACTGATGATGAAGCAACAGCTCTAAAACAGCGTTCACAGCAACCCATTGTTGTGAACATAGTATATTCAGCGGTAGAGCAGGCAAAAGCTATGCTCACATCTAATAAACCAAAATTCCAATCAACAGGTCGTGAAGTAAGTGACAATAAAGTAGGTCGCATGTTTAGCGATATTATGGCTTACGTCTGGGATATATCTATAGGCAATGTAGAACTAAAACAAGCCATAGATGACTATTATGTAAAAGGTATGGGTATTCTATATGGATATGTAGACCCTGATGCCGACTTTGGTTCTGGCGAAGTTAAAATAAAATCTATAGACCCGTTAGAAGTTTTCATAGACCCGTCATCTAAGGATGCCTTCTGCCGAGATGCTAGTAATATCATTGTAGCTAAGATAGTATCGGAAGATGCACTTATAAAAGCATACCCAGAATATGAAGAACAGATATTGGAGTGTCAGGAAACAAACTATATCAATATTACAAGTGGCTCTAGATATGGACATGAGTCACAACAAGTAGCTCAAAGAAGAAATCTTACTGGTAAGAGCATTACTGGAGAGAGAGAATTAGAATTGATGGAGAGATATAGCAAGGTATTCATGCCGTATCATAAGATTTATGACCCATTTACTGATGACCAGAAGATACTAGCTTCTGATGAATTTGAAGAGTATAAACAAGAACCAGCAATACTACTTCTATCACCAGATGGTGAGCAGATTCTTACAGACCCAAAATCAGTTGCTGACTATCTCAAGATTCATAATGAGCAAGGCGACGAGTTTCATATGATGATGGACCCCCAAACTGGACAACCCACTCCTATGGCTGGCAAAGAACATCTAGGTGCTATGCCAAATAGTACAACCACCATAGATGTTATTACCAAGGGACATCTAGTAGAAGCAGGTAAAATACTAGTTAATGATATAGAGATATGTCAAATAGAACAATACGTTTCCATAGGCGACAAAGAGCTGTTCTCTATTATACTTCCCATAGAGGAGTACCCAGTTGTGCCTATTATGAATGGCTGGAATAGGAATCCATATCCAATGAGTGACGTGAGGCTGGTTAAGGGGCTACAGGAATACATTAATAAGATTAGGTCTCTTATAATTGCACATGCATCCACTTCAACAAATACAAAACTACTAATACCACGTGGAGCTATAAATAAAAAACAATTAGAGGAAGACTGGGGCAGGGCAGGGACAGCAGTTATTGAGTTTGACCCAGAGTTAGGGACACCCGTAGTGGCAGGTCCAGTACCTCTACCAAACGAATTATATAAGAATGAAGCAGATGCAAGAGCAGATATAGAACGTATCCTTGGAATTTATGCTCTTATGCAGGGGGATGGTGGTTCAGCCCCACAGACATTCAAGGGTACTGTGGCTATGGATGAATATGGTCAGCGTAGAATAAAATCAAAACGGGATGATATTGAAGAAGGATTAAATCAACTAGCAAGAGTTGCTGTTGGTCTTATTCAATACGTATATAGAGATGAAAAAGTTATGCGACTTATGCAACCCAATAATATGCCAAAAGAAGTTGTTATGAATTCCCCTATCTATGACGACCTTGGTAATTATATGGGGAAGATAAATGACATTACGATTGGCAAGTATGATGTAATTGTAACATCGGGTTCTACATTACCATCAAATAGATGGGCAAGATTTGAATATTATATGCAGTTACATCAATCTGGTCTAATTGACCAAATTGAAGTTTTAAAACAAACAGATGTAGCTGATATGGAGGGAGTACTAGAGCGTTCTGGACAAATGAAACAATTACAAGGACAGGTACAGTCTCAACAAGAAGAAATTAAGAAACTCAAAGGTGACTTACAGACTGCACAGCGAGAATCATTACATGACCGCAAAAGAGTTGAAGTCAAGGAGTTTGAAAAGAAACTGGCTAAGGCAGAGGCTAAAGTTGAAATGGCACAGAAGCTATATAGTACACGCCTTGCAGATGAGTTGAAAATGGACAAAGAGAAAGTTCAACCATTAGCCGATAATAAACAACGTCAAATGAATGAAGAGCTTTTAAGCTTAAAGGATGAATAATGGGTTTTAGAGAAAGAATGGCACAGTTAAAACAACGTGCAACTGATTTTGGTGGTGATGCCGTCAGTAAGTGGAAGCAAGCTGGTGAACGTAGTACTCAACAGCGTTTTGGGACAAGTCCATTACAGCAAGCTATGCACCAGCAGAGACAGGGCAATATGACTGAGCAAGCATCAGGATTAATGGATAGAACTATGCGTAATAATCCTGATGAGATGAACAGACAGGCACAAATGATGGAATCTGGTAGACATGGTGGTTATGGTCGTGGTGATAGTATACGTTCAGAATTACCATTTACTCCTCCAAGTATTGATAATCAAGGTGATATGGGTGATGCTTTAAGGAGTGGTGATAACAGAAAGGTTGACAGTAAGCTTCTGTTAGACAGGCTTATGCGTGCCGACCCATCTAAGATGACATCACAGGGAATAAAAAGCATGCAACAAGAGCTAAATAATAGCGGATACTTAGATAAAGAAGGTAATCAGTTACAAATTGATGGCAAGGTAGGACCTCTAACAGCGTCAGCAATGTCTGCTTACAATGATGAAAGGGCTTCATATGCAGAGAATACAGTCCCTGAAAGAGAATCCAGACCTATTACACAGAAAAAAGATTTTTTTCGAGGTTGGCAGTCAAAAGATATTCTAGGGAGAAACTATCAACCAGACCCCCAAGGAGATAATCCCTATGAAAGAACAGTTTATAATCAAGCTCCAGAAAACTATGTTGATTATCAAGAGCCATTTAATGGATATATGGACTTGGAAGATTTAACAAATCCACTAAATAATTGAGGAAGCGGTTGCTGGTATTAACCAAATCGCAAAGGAAATAATAATGGAAGAACAAATATTGGAAGTACGTAATGCTGACCAACCACCAGTTGAGAACATTGGGATGGAAGTAGAAAATCCCAGTATTCCTTCTGGTGAAGTGCAACAAGATTTTGTAGCACAGGAACCAATTGCAGAAACTAGCGATACGGTCTTATCGCCAAATCAAGACCAAACTCGTTTTGAGTACTGGCAGTCACAGGCAGATAAAGCCAAGGGTGAGTTAAGCGAACTAAGGAATGAAGTGGATTACTATCGTTCCCAAGGTCAGAATACTACACCATCCAATGAACAACCTCAGGCATACCCCCAAGAACAGGGATTGCAAGAGCCTTCATTGCAGGTGCCTACTGAACCTGATAGACCAGTTAGCTACAACGAAATAGATGCTTATAGCGACCCAGATTCGGATTCGTTTAAGTATCGCTTAGATAGAGATAAGTATCGAGATGATTATATGTCTTTCTTGAAAGAGAAGGATGAAGTCAGGGAAACACAGCTAACTCAACAATATGAATATGAGATGGCAATGGAACGTGATAACATGATGAAGACGCAGGCTCAGAGCCATGCGGTGAATTCATATGGATGGGAGTCTGAAAAGGCTAATTCGTTTGTTAAGTGGGCAAGTAATCCTGATAACCTAACTATTGATAATCTAGCTAAGTTGTTTGAACTAAGAACAAATTCCAATCCAGTTGTGCAACAACGCACTCAAGAGATGCAAAACCAAGCCCAGAGATTAGCTGTGCCGAGAACTGCCGTTGTGCAGACTGGCAAAGCTGAACAACCTAGGACTGATGAGCAAGTCTTTAGTGATGCATTACTGGGGAGGTAATTCACACATAACATGACAGGAGTCATAAAATGGCAGTAACAGAAAAGAAGCTAGGAGCTTCAGGTGTTCTGTATACGGACCGACGAGATTTTTACGTCGACCCACAGGTTACCAAAGAGCTATGGACAGACGTAGCACCATTTACAACTCTTATTTCAAACCAAGAAACTCGTGATGTGCCAGACCCTATTTTTAAAATGTTTGAGCATCGCAATCCTTGGGTGAAACAAGAGTTTTCAATAAACAAAGGAACTCCAGGAACTATTCCAAATAGTGACGTTGGATTAGGCTCATTGCCTATCGACGGCATTGTAGGATTAGCATCAACCGCAGACTCGTCTTATATTGGTCTACAGGTTGAAGTTTGGAATTCAGCTAAGACCACCAAAAAAGGAACAGCAGTTATTTCTGCTGTTACTAGCGGTAGTCTTACAATGAAGTCAACAAAAGGTGCAACTATTGTACTTGCGGATGATGATGTATGTATGGTTATCGGTAATGCACGTGGCGAGGGTTCATCTTCTCCAGAAGCATGGGCTGATGAACTAAGTGTAGTTTGGAATTCTTGTCAGATTTTCAAAACACCACTACAAGTCACAGGCACACTAGAAGCGGCAGTTTTACGTGGAGAGTCTAATGAATTAGCTCGTCTTCGTAGAATGAAAGCTCAAGAGCATAAGATTCAAAAAGAGAAAGCATTCTTATTTGGTACACGTGTAGACGGCACCAATCTGAGTGGTTCTTCTGATTCTTTTGCAGACGGTGGACGTACTGATGCTGATGGGAACCTAATCCGTTCAACCTATGGAATTATTCCAGCGATTGACGACTATGGTACTTCATCTGGTGATGACCAGAACATCTTCTCTATTAAAGAAGATGAATACGAATACGCAGATTTTGTGGACGACATGGAAAAAGTTTTCCAATATGTCCCAGAAAGCGGTTCTAAAAGAGCCTTTGTTGGTGCTGGTGCTCTAGGTTATTGGAGTAAATTACAAACTGGTAACAATCTAGCAGGTAAATCTGGATGGACTGTAAACATTGGAGACATGAAACGTGACTCCTTGGGTTTTAATTACAGAACTCTAGAAACACCTCATGGTATGTTGCAGTTGATTCCAACTCCATCTTTGCGTGGACCTTATAACAAGTACATGGTCGTAGTTAGCGACGATAACTTGTTCCATGCTCAGTACAGACCTATGGTTTATCAAGCCAATATCAAAACAGATAATGCTTTTGATGGCGTGAAAGACCAATATATGTCTGATGAAGGCGTTGGTATTCAGTTAATTGAATCACATAAGTTGTTCAAAATAACTGCTTCTTAAGCAACAGGGAATAACTAGGGAGGGTTAACGCTCTCCCTAGTCCTGATAAGGAAATAAATGAGTACTTTTAAAGAAAAAGTTGAAGACATAGTAGGAGTTACAGTATCTGATACTACTGCATTGAGTGATTATCTAACAGCATCGGCACGTGAAGTATCAGATATTTTACCAGATGAAGTCCTGATATATAACTCAACTCTATTAGAGAGTGCATCTACTGTAGAAATTTCCAATACAAAAGTTTTTGCTGTTTCTAGAAATGGTAGGTCTACTGTGGAAATCCCATTCGGGATGAGTGCACAAGCTGGAGATAGTGAGAGTATTCACTATGCTACTGTAAAAAGTCCTATGCATTATTTTAAGGGTTCTACTCTAACTGTACTACCTAGTCCAAGTAGTTCTGAAAAAGCTCAGGTACTTAGGTTTGTATATCCATCAGTTGTGCATGGTGCATCTGATATAGATAATTTTCCAAGTAATGCTGAATATGCTGTAGTTATTGGAGCATCATGTTCTGTTATAATGGGTTTAATGTCAGCCCAGAGAGAAGCTACTCCAAGTGCATTATCCATAAGTGACTTAACAATTTCTGCAACATCTCCTTCTGCTCCTTCTGTTTCAGCTCAATCTGTTTCGTTTAGTGCAGGGGTTCCTACATATTCCAAACCTACTCAGACATTTGATATTACACAGCTTCAGACATTCCTAGAGGACAATGAAGATTCTGAATTAGCACAAATACAATTAGGTAGATTACAGCATGAGTTAGGTGAGTATCAAGCAGATATACAAAATGAATTAAATGAGTTCAATAAAGAGACTACTGCATATCAGGCTCAGTTGCAGATAGCAATACAAAATGCACAGTTAACGTCAACTGATGATGCACAGAAACTTCAGTTGTACTCAGCCGAAGTACAAGATTTTCAAACGTCCGTAGGTAAGGAAGTACAACAGTATCAGTCTAATTTAACTCAAGAGACACAAGAATTTGGAGCCAATCTCCAAAGGATTCAAGCAATATTTCAATCTTTGAGTGCTCAGTATCAAATGAATCAGGTTAAATATCAAAGTGAATTACAAAGATTAAGCGGAGCTAAAGTATGACGCAATCGCAATTACATGAATTAATAAGGTTACACCATCCAGATATGACAGAAGGTGAAATACGTATCCGATTAAATAATGCAATGAAAGAATTTTGTCGCAAATCGAGAATTCTAAATGGTGCATTTCAGTTTGATACTATAGTTGGTCAAAGATTTTATGGTTTAGATTCCAAAATAATTGAAGTAGATTCTGTAGATTACGATGGTAAAACAATTAAAAGGTTAGTCGGTAGACCAGAGGAGCGTGATTTAGTATGAAGGTTTATTGGATTGAACGTGACGCAATTGCAATTGCAGATAGTAGTGACTTAAAAACATTTACAAGTCCTTCTGAAGTAAAAACTGTAACTATGTTTACAATTAAAGAAGATGAGCCATTCGTTTCCGATGATACATCTAGTACTGGTATAGGCATGACAGAAAGCTCTAATATTCAAGATGAATTCCATGAGGCTTTAGCATATAGAGTAATCCAGCAGGGTTATGAGAGAAAGCCAGAGGCTCTACAACTAGCTGGTTATTTCAAAGCACAGTTCCAAGAAGCGATAGTAGAAGCTAAGAAATCATCTAATAAAGGTTACGATAATAGTAACTATAGCATTCAGGGTCATAACTACTAATGAATTCTATTAAAAGTCCTGCTAAATCAAATAATTTTATAGGTGATGCTTATTGGCAAAACGTGTCCCAGCAATGGAGATTCATTGAAGCAATAACGAAAAATGGTTTAGACTTTAAAGTAGACGAGTATGCTCAAATTCAAGGTGTACTAAAGTATGCCAAACCAGTATATCAAATGCGTGATAAGTATATAGCACCAACTATAACCGAAATTACCATACCAACAACAACTATGACGAGTATCTAATGGCAACTTTATATAATCAAAAAGTAAAAAATACTTTCCCCGACTTACTAACAGTTCTTGGTAGCACGGCTGGTGAAGGTTTAACTGCTTCTACTAAACAAATATTTGACGGTGATGGTACTGGAAGTCCACTCTGGATGGGTACTAACACATTAAAAATGACAGATTCTATAATAATTTATGGAACATTAAACTTAAAAGAAAAATCATCACAACCGAGTAGCCCTACAGATGGGGATTTGGCTTTTATAAGTGGTGAATTATACATAGCCAAATAACTAACAGGAGTCAATCATGGCATGGACAAAAGTAGTAACTGAATCAGCTTCGGGTAAAATAGCCCAAGAGGCGGCAACATTAGCAAGTCAAGGTGCATTGGCAACTTTAGATGCAGTTGATTCAGGTCAAATAACAAATGGGTCTATTGATACAGGTCACATAGCTAATGACCAGATAACACTCGCTTTGATGGCAGATAACTCTGTTGATAGTGATATGTATGTAGATGCTTCTATTGATACAGCACATATCGGGGATGACCAGATAACACTCGCTTTGATGGCTGATGGTGCAGTTGCAGGTGATATTATTGGAGATGAACAAATTCCTCAAGGAAAACTTGCAGATAATTCAGTTACAACATCTAATATTACTGATGCTAATATAACCTTAGCTAAGATGGCATCAGACTCAGTAGATGAAGATAATCTAGTGGTAAGTAATTCTCCCACAAATGGAATGTTCTTATCAGCACAGTCAGGTAATACAGGTGGATTGACTTGGGCTACACCAGCTGATATATCAACAGTTGCAAATTTAACAGATACAACTATTACTTCTTCAGCGGCAAATGAGATTTTGTTTTCTACTGGTGCTAATGCTTGGGCTAATAAAACTTTAGCTGAGGCTGGTATTCAACCTTTGGATGCTGACTTAACGTCTTTATCTAGTTGCCAAACTGGTTCAGCTACCGCTTTGGCTTTATTGACATCAACTGAAGTTGCAATACTGGATGGTATCACTTCTACAACCGCAGAACTAAATACTCTTGATGGATTTACTGGAGATGTGGATGACCTGATTTATGCAAAGACATTGTATGATACTGGTGTAACTGGTACTGAATTTGACTATCTTGATGGGGTATCATCTAATATCCAAACTCAGCTCGGTGCTAAACAAGCAAGTTTGTCAGCAGATGCGGCTATGTCTATTGGGTCTTCTGGTTATCTTTTAGATACAGCAGGTAACTTTACAGTAGATGAAAACTTTACTGCAACAGGAACAAGTACATTAACTGGAGCGGTAACTATAGCAGGTGACCTTACAGTTAATGGAACTACAACCACTATTAGTACAGCAAATTTAGAAGTAGAAGATAAGGAAATTGTACTTGGTACTCCTGATAGTGCATACGCTAATGATGCGGCGGCGGCAACTGGGGCAAATGGTGGTGGAATCTCATTGTATACTGATTCTGCTGGAACTACTGGTAATTTCGCAAAACTGAGTTGGGGTTCAGATGGAGAATTAACTGGGTGGACGGCAGAAGATACTCAAGACGATAAGTTCCCAATAGCAATTATGGAATTTTCTACAAATAGTACAGCACCTACGGGTAATGCAGGTGGTGTAGGTTCGTTTCATTTCGATACTGGTAATGACCTCCTATATATTCGGACATCTTAATGTCAAAGCTGGTTGCTAATGTTCGAAAACCAGAAATAAAATTATCAGTTAAAGACACGGACTTCCTTCTTAAGCTGATAATGAAATCTGTTTTTGAAGGTGTGGAAATTGAATCTGCATACAATGTAATACAAAAACTATCAGAGATGCATAGGAAACACCTTGAAGATTGAACTATCACCTGACGATTTACAAGTTACTATTATGTCTCTTGAGAATATGACTATAAAAGGCAAGGACGCTCCTGTCATTGCCAAATTACTCCTTAAACTATCTAAAGCATTTGAGAAGAGTGTAAGCTAATGGCTTGGCAGAAAATAGTATTAGGCTCTGGCACATCATCTCAATATATCAAGGGTGATGGCACATTCGGGACTTATGAGGCTGTAGGTCTTGGTGACGATAATACTTTTACGGGCGATAATACCTTTAGTGGTGCTGTAAAAATAACCAGTTCTTCTGCTGATACTACACTAGTTATACAAACAACTAGCGGTACGACAATATTCCCCGTACTTGATTTTAAAAGTAGTCATAGTTCTGTTGGTGGTATAATAAAACAAGATGGTGATAATGTTATAACTTTTGATAATTCCCAAAATGCAACATTTGCTGGGTCAGTTACTGTAAGCAACCAACTTTTAGTCAATTATAATAGCACTTCAGTTCTTGGGAATCTTGGGAATGCACACGCATCTGGTTATGGATTAAAAATAAGAGCAACCGATGGTACTTCATCAAAGTATATAACAACATTTAATGATAAAGACGATAATGTAAAAGCACAGATACTCGGTGATGGGTCAGCCACATTTACTGGAGATGTTTTAATAAAAGAAACTACTGATGGATACGCTACATTAACTATTCGTGCTGATGGTAGCCCCTATGAACCATTTCTGAAATTGGAGACAGGTGGAGGTAACGCTGTCGCAGGAATGAAGGCTATGGGGACTACTGGAGAGGTAATGATTGGTGCTTTTGGTAGTCAATCTACTTCTTATTTTCCTAAAATTTATTCAGCAAATGCAGTAGCCTTGTCTTTTGACACATCTCAAAACGCCACATTTGCTGGGGATGTCTTAATATCAAAGTCCACCACTCCAAAATTAACAATCAAACGAACCGCAGGGAGTCAAGCCTGTACATTGGAATTTGAAAATGAATGGGGAACAACCATTGGTGAAATAAGTTCAGAGCAAGGTGCTACCCATGAGAATGGAATGAATTTTAAGGTTGGCAATGGAGCAACAACTGCACTTACCTTAAGTGGAACAAGTGTAGGCAACGCCACATTTTCTGGGGATGTCAGAGTAGGTGGTGCAGGCAAGACTCTGTTGCTTGATGTAAACGGGGGGAATATTGAATGGTTAAGTGAAGGAGGTACAAGGCGTGGAGAGATTGCATCTCATGGAGATGGTATTCAATTCTATACTGGACAATCATCCACCGAAATATTTAGTCTGCCAATTGCAGGCACTCATCTTTCAATGATTGGTTCATCAGATATACTCTGGGAAACCGATAATGTTGGTGATATCGGTGCTTCTGGAGCAACTCGTCCTCGTGATTTACATTTAGGAAGAAACGCTGTAATTGGTGGGACAATAGGTTCAGGAGCAATTACATCTACTGCTGGTATCTCAGGAACTACTGGTACATTTACTGGGGATATAGCTACCAATTCAACTACCCATGCGTATATGAGAATTAATTCATCGGCAACCACTACGGCATCTTGGAATTTGCATAGTCAAGGAGGTAATGATAGGTGGTTAGCAGGGGTTGAGGGTAGTCAGACTAAATGGCAATTATATAATTTAAGCACTAGTCCAAATGCTACAAGATTTTCTGTAGACGCAGATGCCTCATCATTGGTGTTAACTTCATCTGGAGCCACATTTGCTGGAACGATAGGTTCAGGTCCAATTACAGCTACAGGTCATAGTACTTTTGGTAATGTTGGTCTTACCAGTATGTGGGTAACAAACTTAATTGACGGTAATAGTGCAGATAATGCAATGATTGTGTTTGGTCATACAAGTAAATTTATAAAATTTTATACAGATGGAGAAACGAGTTCAGACTTGGCTTTAACTCTTGATTCATCCCACGATGCCACATTTGGTGGTCATGTAATAATACCTGAAGGTAAATCAATTTTATCTAATCATGGTGATAGAAGAATCGTATTAGATGAGGGGACTGCTACAGGACGAGCGGCAAGTTGGAGTGCATATGGCGATATTAAATTTCTTACTTATTCAGATTCTTCATATAATGAAAAAGTTAGAATAAAAGCAGATGGCAATGTCGGAATTGGGACAGCGGCTCCAAAATATGCTGGACTTCACATACATAATGGAACAGATGGTAATTTAGCATTGACATCAGAAGCTGATGAAGCAAGAATTCTCTCGATGAATGATGCAGACAATGCTTATAAACCATTAAAATATTATGGAAGTGAGCATAATTTTCTTGTAGGCAATGCCACATTTGCTGGGGATGTCGCAATTACTGGTGGTTCAACTACAGCGTTAACAATAGGGGATACTACAGGAGATACTTTTCAAAAAATGGTTTCAGCAAGTGCGAGTGGTATTCAATTACAATTATGGCACGGTGGAACACAAACAGCGACTATTAACTCCAACACAACTAATATTTTTTCAGTATATGATGGCTCTTCTGGTGGAACAAATGTTTTTAATATAGCAGACGGAGGCAATGCCACATTTGCAGGTACTTTGACTTCGATAGGTCAATTTACAGTTCTCAATGATGCCCCCCAAGTAGTTATAAAGAGTACAGACACAAGCAATGGTGATGCTACTCTATCTCTTATTTCTGATAATGGTGCGACAAACGAAGATTATTGGAAAATAAAAGCAGTATCACCTGATGATGAATTGCAGTTTCTAAATGGAAATGATGCATCTTGTTTTACACTAAACTCTTCAGGCAACGCTACTTTTGGTGGGACAGTTTTACTTCCAAATAATAATATGTTAAATGCTAAAAACACAAGTGGCGTTACAAAAAATCTTATTGGTGTAAATGGAAGTAATCTTGTAGAGATTGATGGTAGTGGACTTGGTTCTACATTTGGTGGAGTTGCTACATTTGGAGCATTAGCCACATTTCAAGGGGTTGTAAATGCGACAGGTTCAGGCACTAACATAAGTGAGGGCTTATTATGGGCTAAAGGTGGAGTAAGATTAACCTCATCTTTTGGTGAAACTCTAGATTCCTACGAAGAAGGCAGTTGGACTCCTACCTTACCTGCAAATTGGTCATGTGATATTATTACTGCAAACACTAGATATGTGAAAATTGGGGCTTTGGTTACTTTATGGGCTAATCTTGGTAATGTAAGTGCTGTATCTGGGGATTTTTTAGTACAAGGACTACCATTTACGGTTAAACACAATGCAGTTGGGGGAGATGTTATGATGAAAAGTATGTCTCCTAACAGCAAATCTAATAATATATCCTGTTATACCAATACTAGTGAACATATATTCTTCTATGAAACAGCATCGGCATATGCTTGGGATAAAGTTGATGGTGATGATGTATCAGGTGCTGACGAAGATATTTATTTTTCAATTCAATACGAAACAGATGATTAATCAAGGATTCAATTATGGCACTTAAAAAAGAAACAAGAATAGACCAAATCCAAGTTAATGGTGGATTTAAGAAGATTGGAGTCAGGGAATCAACAGTTGTTTCTGAAGGCTCTGATGCAGATGGTTGGACAGAATTATCTCGTTCAGCACATAGAAAAGTTTTAACTCCTGATGCAGATGTGTCAGGTGAACCAATAGAAGTTCAAGATATAGCCAATTTAGTATGGACAGATGAATTGAAATCATCTTGGTCTAGCTACGTTGACGGGCTTGAAGACTAATAAAGGAGTATAGCTATGAAAGACTATGCATTAAGAAAAAAGAACAAGAAATGGTCAGTAGCAAAGACTGTAGTAGTTGATGCTCCTGCTGTTTCTGAAGTACAAGATAGCGATGGAGTCGTGGTTCGTGAAGCAAGAGCTGAAGTGTCCCACGAAACTATCAAACTATCAAAAAAGACCTATGATGCTGAAACTGGTAAAGCAGGTGCAGATTCAGTTCAAGAGGTAACAGTAGCCATGTGTGACGATAGAATCGCCATGTGTGATAATTCAATAGCAGAGTCAACATCTCAGAAAGAAGGGTGGGAAACCTTGAAGACTGATATTCAAGCTCTGTAAACCAAAAAGGATAAATAATGTCTGATAAAAAACAAAAAGAACAGCAGACTGTCGTTATCAACGATGTCGAGTACAAACCAGAAGACTTAAATGAAGAACAGGTAATGCTTGTTAATCATGTAGCCGACCTAGACAGGAAGATTGGAAGTAGTATGTTCAATCTAGCCCAACTACAAGGTGGACGTGAGTTCTTTATGAAGAAATTGGAGAAAGCCCTTGAAGAACCTGAAGAAGCAGAAGTGGTCGAGTAGCACAAGCTATGGAATCCCTGTAAAGTATGTTTTTACGGGGATTGTAACCCCCAAGCATTATGTTTCTATAATCGACAAGAAGTATGTTTAAATGGCTGAACTTGAGACTGCTCGAAGTTACAAGGGTACTGTCGTTGATGATAATGCTGTGGTTAGTATCAATCTCAAATGGCTGGGGCAGTTACTTGTTTTGGTCGGGATGCTTGTTTATGGTTATTGGCGTATCGAGTCTCGACTGGGAAGCCTTGAAGAAGAGATGGTCACGGCTGATGTTAAAATTGGGGATTTACTGGACAAACATATGGTGGAAGAAAAGGTACAACGGGAGCAACTCGAAGAGAAAGTGAACTTCTATGAGAAAGAATTTAACATTAACCCACTTAGTTGGGGAAAGCGTAAAAAGAAGTAAAATGTGCGAATTATGCTACATTTCGGATAAATAGTATGAAAAACAAGGATTAAATATGAAAAATGGTGACAAATGTCAACTAAGGATTTAAAGAATGGATTTTATGGCAATTTATGGCGAAGCAGGAATGATTGGCGTAGTGGGCGTGATGTTTGTCTATCTGGTGGTATCAATGTCAAAGAAGTCAGATTCTCAGCAAAAAACTTTAGAAGATTTAAAGGTTGAAAATCGTGGACAATCTGAAACATTAGCTAATATGGAAAGTATGATTATAAAGCTAATTGAGAGGTGGAACAAATCAGACGAAATATCTCTTCGACATAGAGAAGATGTTATCCGTGAAATTTCTGATTTATCAGAAAAGGTAAGTTATGTAAGTGGTAGAATTAATGGGAGTCAGAAATAATGGATTATAAGAATATTGATGACTATCGTGGAGATGTAAAAGAAAGGCTTACCCGTATTGAAACAATACTAAATAGAGAATTGCCAGATATTAAAGAACAGCTAAAATTATCTAATGGTCGCACAAGGTCGTTAGAGAACTGGCGTAATTACATACTTGGAGGTATGGGAATAATAACTTTCATAATAGCATGGAGTACATAATGGAATGGTTATCAACAAACTGGGAGTGGGTTCTACTTGGATTCATGATTCTAGAAAAAATAGTAAAAATGAGTCCTTCTGATAAGGACGATATTCTCTTGGATGTCATTATCCAAGGTTTAACTAAGATGGTTAAAGGAGAAAAAAAATGAGTATGCTTTCTAAGTATATTGAAAGACAAGTAAAAAAACGTGGAGCTAAAGGAATGGTTATCTGGGTTCTGGGTTTAATAGCTAAAGCTACACCAACAAAGAAAGATGATGAAATGGTTTCTCAAATAAAAGAAATACTAAAGAAATTCTAATGCCGAAATTTGGAAAACGTAGTAAGGAAAGAATGAGGGGCGTTGATGCAAAACTTCAGAATGTATTTAATGAAGTAGTCAAAGAATTTGATTGTACTATTATTGAAGGCATGAGAAGTCAGGAACGTCAAAATAAATTAGTAGAAGAAGGAAAAAGCAAGACTAAATTTGGTAAGCATGTTCAGGGCAAAGCTATGGATGTTGCACCTTACCCAATAGACTGGGCAGACAGAGATAGATTTCATTACTTTGGAGGGTACGTTAAAGGCATTGCCAAGAGACTTAATGTATCTGTACGTTGGGGTGGGGACTGGGATGGTGATTTTGAAACTAAGGATAATAAATTCGATGACCTAGTTCATTTTGAATTACTGTAGGAGAAGAGATGATAAATAAAACAATAGGAGTTTCTATTGAAAATAAAAGAAAGAGTAGTAGTATTTCCAGATATTCATTTTCCAAATCACGACGAGAGGGCATTTAAATGTGCTTTAAATGTTATACGACACATGAAGCCAACTGCATTCCTACTATTAGGGGACGTAATTGATGGCGAAAGTGTTTCACATTGGCAATGGTCTAAGAAGAAAAGACCACCGCTTGAGTATCAATTACCTGCTATCAATAAAGAAATCGCAGAAGGCAATAGAGGACTAGATAGAATAGATGAAGCCCTTAATGAAGTTAAGTGTAATAAAAAACAATTCGCTCAAGGTAATCATGAGATATGGTTCGACCATTTTGTTCAGGAGAATCCTTATCTTGAACATTACGGCTCAAGACCTGCTTTTGGTTTTGATGAGCGTGGATATGAATGGCATCCATACGGTGAAGTTTTTAAAGTTTTTGGAAGCAAGTTATATGCTTATCATGGTGGGCATTATGCAGGGATTGCTCATGCAAGAACGCATGCTCTCCAAATGGGGTGCAATATAATATATGGACATACTCATGACAGCCAAAAAGCAGTTATCACTCACATCTCTGGTCCACATATGGCTTACTCAATGGGGTGCTTAACTGATATGTCAAAAGATTATCTTAAAGGTCGTCCAACAAACTGGACACATAATGTTGGTCTTGTTGATATTTTTCACAATGGAAACTTTAATCTTGTTGTATTAGACATTGTAGATGGAATCACATCTTACGGAGGAGAAATAATAAGTGCCTAAACAAGTAGTAGAAATAAAGGCATTTCACGCTGGAACCATATCAACTCCAGAAGAAGCTGATATACCATTGGACGCTACACCTAATAGCCAGAATATAGAGCCAGTTAATGTTGATGGTAGACTTGAAGGTCGTCCAGAAGATGTAACTAAATTAGCTAGTGTAAGTGCAACATCAATGGCAAAAATAAATGATGATGGAACTAACCATATTATCTATTATGATGATACCGATGATAAGATAAAACAAGTTAATGACCTTGATGCATCAAGTCCATCTATAGTCACACTCTCAGGTAGTGCTGAGAGCTCCGTAAGTACCCCTACAATGGAAGTAAATAACAAAGAGGTACATATAGGTACAGGTGCTCAGAATTATCCAAAATGGACAGGTTTCATAGAGAATATTCAGTTTGATTCTGCTGTTCCAACAACACCACAAGTTGAAGATGCTAGACTAACAAATCCATCTGGGTTTCCCGATATGTATAAGGTAGTAGAAGTAGGTGGATATATCTATGGAATAGGCTATCAAGAACAGCGTATATATAAATTCAAAGTTAGTGATAAATCATTTATCAAAAAATCTGAAACCTTATTTACTAAACTACAGGGGATTTGTTTATCTGGTGACTCTACGCACCTATGGGTACTTGATTATAATGCATCAAAGACTATCATTCATAAGGTTACCTTAGTTGATATGGTATCAGAGTTTAATAATACATTTGATTCTTCATCTTCTACAACGTATACAGATATTCTTGTTGTAGGTGACTATCTCTGGTCTAGCCTGACTACTGAAAGTACATCCGC